GAGTTTCTTCCGTTTGAGTTTCCATCATCTCTTGATTATCACTAGCGGCGTCCAACTCGTCCATACCATTTCTGTATTCTGCTATTTCTGCGTCGTCCATCTTCTTTTTCCACGCATCATCTTTGTTTGACTGTAGTAAAAGATTACTTTCGTCTATATTCATGTCCTTGCCGTGAATTCCGTAATATTCATCATTACTATCCAAAATGTCTGTTGTAGTGAATGGGGCTGAAGACTTATCCATAGCAGCCCCAAACGTATCTCCTAAATTATATGAACCATATTTAACCTTGGTGCCAGTTTTTTGTGGTTTAAAATCTGCACCTAGAGTCCATGTGTCTGTTACTTTTTCTGTTTTAATCTCGTTAAGTCCCATGCCCCATCTGTAGTCTTGATTGTCCAACTCTTCCTCACTAGCTAATACCATAGTTGAATCTGTTTTGTTTGCGTATTTAAGTTCTAATTCTTCATCGCTTGAGTTTTTCTCTTTCATCACCTTCCAATCACGGATTGCAAAAGTAACGGTAAATTGTGCTATGGCACCATCACCATATGATAAGTCAACACTACCAACATTAGTTGGATATGCTTCTATTAATTCTATAACTTGTGATTGTTTACCAGACCGTTTCATTGTCTCAATATACATTGTTGTGACATAATCATCATAATACAGCATGGTATATACTGTATCTTCGTTCATTCCGAATTCGTCACTTTGTAATTCTTTATACTCGGTCCAAACGTCTCTACCGCCGATTGCGCTTAACCATCCATCAAAGAAATGTCTTTCTCTATAATCATCAGACAAATTAAAAGTCACCGATACTTCACCCGCTATAACATCATTTGCCATTTTAAATGTTGCACCGAAACGTTTTACGTCAACAGTACCTAATGCTTTGTTTGGCATACTAACAGACTTTGCTTGATATTTTAATAGTTCGTTTGGTATAGTTCTACCTAATTTTGTATAAAAAGATTCCTGTTGTTTGATATTTCCAAAATGAATTTCATATAAGTTTGTTCTGGCTAGGTCACCAGAATATACTAAATTTGAGAATTGTGATACTAGCATTTTATTTACTCCAAACGGACGAAGCCTTTGCTCCGACAAATTTTTGATAAGGTAAGTAAATAACATTTTCCCATTCACTTGATGGTGATTCTAACATTGTTGTTTTTACTTGACTGTATAAGTATTTATGTATCATTTTGTCTGCTCCAGGTATCTTTTTAACTGCATCCCAAGTGATATTAAACTTTGATTGTTTTGATTTAGTGGCAAATTTCATAATTTTATTTAAAAATACTTCACGTTGCTTGGGGGCAAGGTAATGAAAGTTTAGACCAAGAAACCCCTGTGGACCTACATCAAGAACAATAATCAAAGGGAATCTGTCCCAGTACGGTAAAGTTTTCTTGTGTTTGGCATCATATCCAAAGGTAAACATCTTTCCTGGAGTCAACTTTGCTTTCTTGAACCCTTTTGACGCCTTGCCAACTTTGCTCTTAAACCAAGCTGCGCTGCTTTTGGTTTTTTGTGCTTTGGATTTGTTAAATCTATTTGTTGGCATATTGTTACTTTGTTAAATGTTTTTCAGTTAAAATCTTAAATTCCCACTTACGGTCAAGGCAGAATTCTTCTGCTTCTTTCCATTTTGCTTCGTTTACTTTCCAAGTCTTCAATTCTCTTAAATATCTATACTTGCTCTTTTTAGTCTTTCCCATGACAGGAGGTTTACATTGTTTCTCGGGTTTAACCTCAATCAACGTATGCTTAATCGTGCCATCACTATTCCGAGTTTTGATAAGAAAATCCACATAATACTTATGCATTTTGTTATCAACTGGGCTGAAATATGGTATTACTACCTCTTCACTGTTCCACGCAATTACTGATGGAGATTCATCGCAATATCTCATAAAGGTCCTTTCCCACAAACTCCTGTAAGTAACGCCGTCAACGTTCCCTACATATTTGTCTCGGTTTTTAACCTTGTATTTGCCTTTATACGCCATCACATATATTTATATAAATAGTTGATATAACGTTTGATTGAGGTTGTGAACTAATGAATAATACAATATTAAGGTTTCCGCAAGACGATAAGTCTGTAGGTTCTTTTAGAACAAAATTAACATTTAAAACTTGGGGACAATCCGGTGCCGACGCGGGGGAAAACTTCATAGTCGCAGGAAATCCAAGTACAAACACATTCAATATTGATGACGGTAGTATTAATGGTAAGTTGACAACTTCGACGATTGGTTCTGCTGCGATTGATTGGGTTGAACCGAAAATGGAGAGTAAGTATGAATTTGTAATATGGTTGCCCATGCCCCTTCAATTGGGTACTGGTTATGCTGGAGAGTTTTCAGAGAACGACGATATGTTTCATCTGGATAGAGAAGAAATAATAGGTAGTGGTGATAAAGGATATCTTGGTCTTAAAAAAGCTGCAGGTCGGACAATGACTCAATTGACTAAAGAGATAGCTAATATAACAAATAAAATAGTCACTCCAAACTCGTCGGTTAAAATGTCAAGGGCATCAGTTCTAAACAACAACATGGGTATGATTTATAATGGAGCTAGATTGAGGTCTCATACTTTCACTTGGAGACTGACTCCAAAATCAATAGAAGAGCAAGAAACCATTGTTGATATTATTCAAAAAATTAAAATGGCATCAACTCCTGGTGTGTCGTCTATATCTGGAGAAAAGTATGGGTATGAAAATATTTCTGACAGTGAAATTGATGAAGTGAAAGACAGTATAAGAACAAATATTGCGTGGGAAAACAAGAAAATTGCCAGGGCCAGAGAAAAAGCTAGCGAAGCAACCAAGGGGATAATCGAGGATGCAGAGAAAAAGATTCAACGACTAACCGATGAGTTGGATAACATGAACGGAGGTTGGTCTGAGGCGCTGTCACATATTACAAGTTTATCTATTCCAGACACAGTTTCTATGTCTTTTTATAAAGATTACAGACTAAATCCCAACCTATTTAATATAAACGATTCATTTATAACATCTTTTGATATTAATTATACAGTAAGTGGTGGTTGGACTTCTCATTTAGACGGTGCACCATTAGAAACACAAATAACAATGACACTTAAAGAAATTGCACCAATTACTAAACTAAATATCAGCGAGGGTGGTAATTAATATGATTAAATACAACAAAATATATCCAAAATTTACATACAATGGTGTATTGATTTCTGATATTTCCCATAGATTTACAATTCAACCAACCTTAATTACACTCGCAGGGCAATATTACAATATTTCTATTAGTGAAAATAGTACCCCAGAATCTGTTAGTATGCGGGTGTATGGAACTACTGATTATTGGTGGTTGATTCTAGCAATTAATAATGTCATAGATCCATTTTACGACTGGTTGATGTCTGATGAAGAAGTCACAAAATATTGTATTTTGAGTTATGATGATATTAATAGTTATCATCACTACGAAGATTCCGATTTTAATATGTACGATACAGACTCCCCAGAAGCAGATAGAACGCCTATCACAAACTTGGAATGGGAAATTCATTTAAACGACAAAAAACGTAGAATTAATGTTATTGCAAGTAAATATTTACCAATCATAGAAAGTGAATTGACTAATATCACAAAACAATATAAACCTTCTGCTCAGGGTGATGTTTAATTATGTCAAATACAACATTAAATCCAAAAACTAGATCTAATTGGTCATGTGAATTTATTAATTCATCAGGCGAAAAATTTGATTTAGAGGATGTGGCAGATGTTGAACAATTGTCAATATTTGAAAGTATCTATACTGATTGTATGTTTGGAACGGTTCAACTTAGAGATAGAAAGGGTTTTGCCGAGAGACAGAGTATCATAGGAAGTGGTAATGAGAAAATTAAAGTTTGGTTGGAGACACCAGGCGGTTCAGAAACTTCAAACTTAGAAAAGACATTTAGTGTTAATTCTTATTTCGGTGCAACTTATACTAGTGATGGTAATGGAACTATTAACTCTTCGATTGGATTTACATCGCCATATTTGTTTGTAAATAATAGGACTAAAATACGTAGATCGTTTAATGCCATGACGTCATCTAAAATTGTAGATTATATAACATACGACATTTTAAAATTAGGACAATCTTTCGATATAGATTGGGATGAGTTAGTAACAAACGAAACTACCAAAAACCCCAAAAATATGGTGGTGCCTGGATGGACACCCTTTAAAACGTTGAATTTTCTGGCAAATCACTCAATGTCCGAAGAAAATGGTTCTTCCAATTATGTATTTTTTGAGAATAATACTGGGTTTCATTTCGTATCAGTTGATAAATTAAAGTCCCAAAGACCATCTAGAAATTTTATTGTTGGAATTGATATTTCTAAGTCGTTGGAATATAATAATGATTCTCTTACTATTAGAAATAATTTGATCGAAAACTTCGAGAATGTTAAACGTTTTGATTTT